TGAAGATATTCAAGAAACCGTAATTATAGATGAACTTGATAAGTTCCCACCTGGCTACCTTTGTGCTTTAGTAGCTTCCAAGCCCCAAATAAATACAATTATATGCTTAGGCGATCCAGCTCAAGGCGTTTTTCACGAGCAAAATAGTGCCAGCATATTAAACACCTATCCCAGTGAAATTTCATACTTCAAAAATTTTGCAGAAGTCTACTTCAATTACTCATATAGAAACTGTAAAGCGATCTGCGACATCACTGGTGCTCAATGCCTTAATAATAATGAAGGCGCTATTATTGAAAAAGAGTTTAAAAACGACGCAATACCGATATTAGTAGCAGACGAATTAAACAGAAGCGTCAAAGGTAATAGTGGCATGGTAGCGTTTACATTCACCGGAAGTCAAGGAATTGAGTTCGAAGATGATTATCAAGTACTCATAAATAGTTCATCAAACAATATAGGGATCAAGGCCATTCACGTAGCAATAACAAGAGGAAAAGGTAGCGTCAGAATTATATGTCGTGAATTTGAAAAAAAGAGGCTGGACAAATTGTGGAACTCAATCTTAAATGGTGACGGCTATTTCAAAAAGAAGCTAGAACAAAAAATTGAGGAAGTGATCCCCAAGTCCAAATGGAGGCAAATGCCATCCGGTGGCTCACTACAAGAAGAAGCAGAGCGTCATATTGAGAAGCTTCTTATAAACAAAACACTCCCAATACAGCTCAAGTCAGGATCAACAGGAGTTAGTATTGTCACAAACTATGAGGAAATGTGGAAAAAGGCAGAAGAGCCAAATGATCTTAAAGGGAAATTGACAATGGTAAAACATGAACCTCCAAAAGTTTCCAAACACAAAGAGTCCAATGTAGTAGAAGGAAACCCTAAGACTCATGTGCCGGTCGAAAGAGACACTTTTGTCTTAGAAACCTATTTACAGGATTTAAAAGCTAAAGAGCTAAGGGAATTGTTCACAAAAAGAGATGGATCAACATCCCAAATTAATGATGCCCTACCCTTAGCTCAGCAATTATTCATTCGGCATCAGCTAAAAGATGAAGCAACCTTTTCTTTAGCCATTCAGAAAAGAATTCATCTAATGTCCCCACTATTAAATAAGCAAGAGCTGATAAATACTAAAGATTTAGGAGATTTGCTATTTGAAAATTTTAAAAAAGCTCTCAATTTACCTGAATCAGTCAAATTTGATCCGGAAAAATTTGAAAGATGTATTGATGAACAGGAG